GCTAAATTGCTTAGTGTCAGGATCAACGTCATAACGATAATGACGCAAGCATTGCAAGCCATCGTAACAGTTATTGCGATCAAACCAGCACTTATTAAAGATCATTCTGGCAGCGTTGATTGAATCTACTATTGGCGTACGTTCAATGACTCTAGTGTTATATCCCGCAGCTCTAACAATTTCTTCGATACTTCTGCCATTAGAAGATAATGTTTTATTCCCTGCATCATGAGGCAGCCAAAGAGTGTCGATAACGTATCCATATTCTTGTATTTTAGCAAGATAGTGGGCTATTGTCTGCTGGGTGTTCTCGTAATACCGTATTAGTCTTGTTTCCATGCCAATAAACTGAACAAACCAAATAGCAGTAGCATCTGCCCAGCCCAAATCAAATACAGCGTGAACAGGCTTAATTGGATCGTAGGGTACATTGGTTATTCTTCCATCTAGTTCTGCTAAATTCATTTCTTTAGCGAATATAGCACCATCTACAGTCTGTCTGCAAAGGCCTTCCCAAACTGTGTTGTAAGCATCCCTATCCCTACTAAATAAGGCATCTTTCTCTAATTTGAGCGTATCAGGGAACCAGGGATTGTCCTGCCAATTAACTTTGACAGTCTTGCAGTTTTGAGGCGGATTAACCACAAACCTCTGATACGTTTCATCGCTTTCAAGTTCTGGGTTAAATGTGACCCAAATTTCAGAACCTTCTTTTCGGATCGTAGGTATGAGAATGTTCCATGAATTACGGCTGATTGAGGCGCTTTCCTCTGTCCAACAAATGTCGACCCCTTCGTATGATTTGATGTTTGCCGTATTGTTCTTAAGCCCAACGAACGCAAACTCCGTTCCATTCTTCCCTCGGATGGATGTTTGAGTAACTTCATAAAAACTTTCTAACTTTAATTCTACGATTTGATCTGCTAATAGTTTATGAACGGATTGGCCTATTGAGTTTTGGAACTCACGAGCGCAGAGCACCCTAGTAGGTTTTTTAACGCCAAGCACAAGTAATGCCCTAGCGACACCCCAAGATTTAGCGCCTCCACGACCACCATAAAGCACCTTATAGCGCATTGGCTCAAACAGAAATGCAAGCTTATGTGGGAATTCAACGGCAGATAACGCTTCCCTAAGATCAGACGTGATTTCACTCATTTATTAATTGTTTCAAAATTAATTTGCTTTGGAAACAACCCCTTTGCTATATAAACAGAAGAAAATGGTGGATTTAATGAGGGTTTTTGATCTTCATAGCTTTTAAAATAACTGATTCGCTTATTGAAATACATAACCTCAAAGTTATTGTCTTTAAATAGATTAAAGCGCTTTTGACTTTCAAATAAGCCTACTACCCCTACAAGCATAGCAAATGGCTTTTCTATCTCAAATAACTTGGCAAACACTTCATATTTCAATGAATAAGGTGGATTACTAATAATGTAGTCACATTCTGGGGGCACAATATCAAAGAAGTTGTTGCCATTGATTAAATGCGTATTAATCACTTTATGACCCACATTTTTAAACAATTTAACAAACAAACTTTGATCTGTGTCAAAAGGACACCAAATGGTGCTATTAGGTCTTATGTATTGAAATAAAGGTTCTATAGCATAACCAGGCGTATAGAACTCATCATTTTGACTTCCAGCGACAATATCAAGTTTCACTTGGCTTTACAAACCTGACTTCAATAGCATTAATGATGGAATTGCCATCAGCATCTTCAAATGTATTAGCTTGGACTGCCTTGCCATCAACTCTGTCCATTATTTCCTTAACAGCCCAAGGCTCACCCTCAATAGCTGCATCTACCAGCTTCTCAGCAATAGCTCTAAGCTTTAACGCATCGTCTTGCACAAGAGCCTTACGCAACTGACCATAAAACAGTTTGCCTTTGGCAGCATTTTGGTTTCCCTTCATGCTTTCAGCAATCTTTTCGTTTTTTGCTAACTCAGTTGTCATGTTCTTGATTTTGTTGTTTTTTTACAACACTTATGATAAAGAAATATCAGGCTCTTTAGGAGCTTCTTCTTTCTGTTCTGTAGGAGGATTAGATGCTTGGATCTGTGCTACTTGAGGTGCTGCTTGTCCATGAATCTTTGCAATCAATCCTGCTACATCTGCATAAGCTTGCTGACTAATGTGCTTTAACGCTGCTTCTACTTCAGCGATTTCTAAATATAAGTTAATCATTTCTTTTTACCTTTCTTAGCTGCTTCACGCTTTTCTGAATATGCAATGGCAACAGCTTGCTTTACTGGCTTACCAGCTTTTACTTCAGTCTTAATGTTTTCTTTAAACGCTTTGGCGCTTGTGGATTTCTTGAGTGGCATTGTTTTTTCCTTTCGGGTGGTTGCTTTCTTGAGTTGTGGTTTTTTTACAACAGGTTTTGGAAACTCAACTTCTTTGGGCGCTGGGAAAGGCCAAGTTTCCAACATTATTTTTAAAGAACTTTTCTTTTGAAATAAGCGTTTAATCCATTTAATCATATTATTCCCCATTATTTAGCAAACCTTCGTTTTTGAGCATCGCTCATTTTTTTGCGTGTTTCTTCAGAGAATACACGACCTTTCATTTTTTGGCGCATATATTCTTTATGTTCTTCTGTGTGGTGTTTACCTTGAAAAGCTGTTTTTCCAGTTGGAATCCCTTTTCTTCGTTTGTTTGATTCCGCAATTTTTAACCTCATTTCATCGGTAAAATGTTCTGATTTAAAGGTTCCTGTCCTTCCAATTGCTTTTTGCGATAACTTTTTCTTTGTTTCCTCTAGCATTACATAGGTTCTACCAGAGCCACCTTCTCCGCCATCAGTTAAATTTACTAATTTATAGCCACGTTTGCGATAAATATCAATGGCTTCTATTTCGCACAAAAAAGCCAATTCTTCATCTAAATTTTGAGCAATAAATTCAACTTTAAAGCCACCACATTTTTTAACTAAATTCGCCCAGAAATTATTTCTTTGTGATTTTCCATCAAATGCACGTTTATTTTTGCCTTTGCCAATGTAAAAAGGCAAGTTATTGTCTTGCCGAATGTGTTTATATACGTAAAAATTCATTCTTCTTCCACAAAAACGACATCTTTCCAGCTCATGAGTAAACAACGCTCACCATTGTGAACTACAGGCGTAAATTTTAAATATTCTTCTTTGGGATCGTCATTCATAGTGCCAAAACGGATTCTTGCGCCTACTTCTATTGGCATTGCTTCCCGCTTTTCGGATGACAATTTTTTGCCAGGCCCTACTGCGACTACTGTTCCCATATTCTCTGCTTCTTTATTGTTAACAAGAATTACAGAACTTAAAACACGAACATCTGGGCGGACTATTATCTTGTCCCCCAGAGGTTTAAAAGTTACAATTTCATCAGCCATCTCAATATTACCCTATTGTTGTGGTTATACAGCTTGTAGCCCTTTACCGAGGACTATGGGCTGTAGTTTTATTAGCAGCCGTCTTGTGCGTGTGCAGTACGGACATGAGAATAAACTTCACGCTCACCCATATTGCCATCGTTCAATTCGCCTAACTTGCCTTCAAAGTTACCAGCGTGGGATAGTGGGCGTGAACCCATTGCATCCATTTTGCCCATAGCAACACCACCAACTAGCTTTTGTTTGCGCTCGCCAGACATATCAGAAGAAGTAGCGCCTTTAGGTAATTTCTCACCAGTTGCGCCTTTAGCACCCTTCATTGAATCCATTTTGCCCATGATTTTTCCTTTAAGATGGGGTTAATACACTACGAATAATAATACTATTTTACGACTTTTCAAGTGTTTTTACTAGATTTATTGCACCCTCTATATCGTGTATTCGACATACTATTGAGCCTCTCCAGTTCAAAATAAATGCTTGTTGGGCAGCAGTAAATGACGCTTTAGCATCTCGCTTTATTTCAACTAGAGCAGTCTTTTGATTCTTACCAACAACCAAGTCGGGGAAACCTCCAGCAACCCTAGACGTATCAAACACAGAACAACCAAGATCACGCAGCGTTTTAACAATAAGCGCATGATTAGAGTCAACTCTTTTCGCATAAGTCATTGATTATTTATAATACTTAGTTAAGATATGCTTACTTTACATTAAAAGAGGCTTACATGGCTGGTTATCACTTATCAGATGAAGAATGGGTTGCCGAATGGAAGAAAATAGGAAGCCCACAGAAATTTGCAGAAATTCATAAAAATGATGTCAGATCAGTATATAACCGTAGAAGATCAATAGAAACAAGATTAGGCATAGAGTTGCCGACATTTAACGATCAACGAATTGACGTTACTAAGAAGATTAATCAAACAGAGGGGCATACAAGGAGGGGGTTTGATCTTGAAAAAGGTAGGGTTATTGTTTTTAGTGATGCTCATTTTTGGCCTGACATTACCACTACTGCTTATAAAGCATTGTTGGAGGCTATTAAGGAATATAAGCCGACTGCTATTATTTGTAATGGGGATGCCTTTGATGGTGCTGGCATTAGCCGCCATCCTCGTATGGACTTTGATAAATTACCTTCAGTTAAAGAAGAACTTGAAGCCTGTCAGCATTACTTAGGTGAAATAGAAAATGTAGCTAAAGGCACTAAGATGTTTTGGCCTTTGGGTAATCACGATATGCGCTTTACTAGCAATGTGGTTAACTTTTTGCCAGCATTTGAGGGTGTGCCTGGCACATCATTAAAAGAATACTTCCCACGTTGGCAACCTTGCTGGTCTGTATGGATCAATGAAGATGTAGCAATCAAGCATCGTTGGAAAGGTGGTTGGACAGGCGGCAGAAACAATGCCGTTAATTCAGGCGTAAGCATGGTTACAGGCCATACTCATGTTTTGTCTAGTATTCCATACAACGATTACAACGGTACTCGCTATGGTGTTCAAACAGGCACTCTTGCTGATCCTAATGGCCCACAGTTCAATTACACAGAAGATACGCCAAAAGATTGGAATAGTGGCTTTGTAATGTTAACTTTTGAGCGATCTAAATTATTGCAGCCTGAAACATTCAGGGTTTGGGGCGAGGATGAAATTGAATTTCGTGGCAAAATTCATGCAGTATGAAGGCATGATGGCATGAAACTAACACCAGCTATTGTTCGCAATTTGTATAGTGCAATCTATTGCATGAAGCCATTTGATCGCTGGAATATGCCTTTGCCAGAAGAAATACAATTTATCGTAGATAAAGATCCAGCAGTTATGGGCAGTTATTTATACGATACTGGTGAAGATTACGAACATACAGTTACTATTTCGGCAGCTCGTTGTGGGCATTTAGACACGGTGATTCGTGTTTTGTGCCATGAATGTATCCATATATCACGCCACAAGACAAACAAATGGACTCACCACGATAAGGAATTTCGTAATAGAGCGCACCGTATTTCGTCTGAATTAGGCTTTGATCCTTTAGAGCTTTAGCTTCAGCTTCTAGGCGGTCTGCCGTAGTGAATGTCGTCATTCGCCATTTCCTTTTCCAAGTTTTTGATTGACTCGTTCCAACAACTCCTCCTCGGTAATGCCCCATTTATTAGCAAAACCTTTGTGGCCCAATCCATGAACCCCAGTATTTCCCCTATGGTGTTCTGGGCATAATGGCAAGACAGGGGATGCAGACCGTTTACCTCCAAACCTGCGCAGGTGATGGAGTTCTGCCGGTGTGCCTTCAAACCCAAGGATTTCGGAACAAAGAATACATCCGAGTTCTGCAATCTTATTAAATGCGATCTTTTCACTTTTAGTGGACACTATTTTTACTAGCCCATGTTTCTAACTCTTGTGCTGTTTCTGTTATTTCACAAGCAATCAAATAGGCTTCAGTATTACGATTTTTAAGAATGGAATGTAAGAACGATTTAGTAAGTCTGTTAAGTTTAAGTATGTGGTCTGCGTAATCGTTCATCTAGTAACTCTTTCTATTTGTCTGTTGTTAGCTTGTTCTGTGCGCCAGGTTTCCCAACGCATTTTGGCTGCTTCTAATTGCCATTTTAATGTTTCTGCTTGCTCTGTAGCTATTCCTATAGCTTTGCAATGTTCTTGATATTCACGGCTACGATATGCTTCCATTTCTTTAGCGGCAATGGATGCCCCATCCGCTTGCGCCATCTTGATTGAGCGCAAAGAATGCTTAAAGGCTTCGAGTTCCGCCAATTGACCCTTGGCCTTCGCATACTCAGGAGCTTTTTGATAGATAAATTCAATCGCATCATTAGGGTCGTATTCTTTCATTTAATCATCTCGCAAATTTTAGTCATAAATTCTATAAGCCCATCAGGGCTATATTCCCTTTCGTATTGAGTGCATCTGCGCCCAGGCTGGCCTGTAATTCCGCAAATAGTTTTCCACGGCTGCCCCCCCTAATAGGTATTTTAGGTAATTGGTCTGGTGTAATTCCAACAATGTAAAGGTGTGTCCATTTTCTAGCTACATGACCAAAATGATATTGGTCAATAAGAATAGTAAAGCCACCATGTTCATCTGGAAATTCACCAGGCATAGGTAATGGCGCTTCTTTCCATAAACGACTGCCTTTAGGATGTTCTAAAACACCACCATTTTTACGAACTTTATCCAAAGCAAACCAAGCTAAATCTTTTTCATCTGGGCGTGGATTAGCCATGTGACTTAAACGCCCCCAAGCCCTGCAAGGTGGATGTGCAATTACAGGTTCTGAACCATTGTAATTTCTAGCATCACGGTCAATGTCATAAACATCATAACCTTGCAAATCTTTATAACGGCTGTCTTGCCTTGCAAATAAAACGGCAATCATTTTAAGTTCATCCAAAGGCCAATTTGTGCAGCAGCATAGCCAAGCCAAATAAAAGTATTGCTTGGTGAACCTTTAATAAATTGAGTTAAACCAACAATTAAATATCCAATCCCTGTTGCTGCGACAATAATCCTTTCAAGCATCCTTTTTCCCCTTTGTTTCCAGCTTTCCAAGCTGTATAAAAATCTTGCAATAATTTTTCGTCTAATTCGTATTTACTTATATACAACCTAAACTTTTGCAATCCCCATTCGTGCCGCCATTTGCACAATTGTCTTACTCCACACTCATGTTTAGCTTGCTCATACATTTCTTTTTAAGAGTTTCGTATGTGTCGTAACCATTACCCAAGATACCAAGCTCTTTTGCTTTGGCAACAATTCCATCATTGCTAAACATCCATCTTTTATCAATCTTTTCTTTCTTGGGTTCTATGACCAATTCATCTTCCCAGCGTTCCTGATTAAGCCAAGTAGCTGCATGAGGTATAAATTCTAATCCAGTTTCTTTTGCTTTCCAATATTGACAATGGTTTGCAATTGCTTTAGCAGCTTCTAATTGTTGCGTTTCTGTTAGTTTTTTCCATACTTTTCTTGCAGATGCTTTTGCTACTTTCCTAGGGTATAACATCCAAAATTCATCAAACATTCAAATTCTCCATAGAACGACCAACGTCATTGCTGACGATCCTGTTGCGAGATGTATCGAGTAACGACTCTACTTAAGCTGGCGCAACCCAGTTCTTAACGGCTATCGCAGGTGTCGACCCTCGCTCCTTGGCTACTTATTCCAAGGCCTCTAGCCCATCCCCTCCTTTTTCAACACCCTGGAGTTTTGGGCGGCAGAAATAGAAAAACCCCTTAAGGTTGCTCTAAGTCGACTCGCTTAACAAAAGACAGTCAGCTTTTGGTAAACGCTCAAAGCAACCCTAAAGGGTCTAGACTGTATTTTACTATGCAGGAGTCGAATCTGCATTTAAAGTATAAATCAACAAATTTAATTCTGCAACTCAGGCCAAACTAAATGCCAGGATTTAGGAAATAGGTCTTTTCTTGTAACTAGTCCGTTACTTTGCTTTTCTATTTCAGCAGCCAAAAAACATATTTGTGCGTAGGGTATTCCCCTAGTTTGCCATTGAATTACTGCTGAATGAGTTTTGTTGCATAAAAGCGACACTTTTTTTGTGCCACCTAGCAAGCCAATTATTTGCTCATCCGTGAAATTTGCTTTATTTGGAATCATTTAACAAATCTTAACAAGAAAAATAAATTTAATCAAATACTTCACAAATCTTTTTTAGTTATGTTAAGATTTAATCATAGCAATTTCGCTATGTATTTTTCGGGGGAACGAAATGGGTGAATTACACCAACTGATGTTAGAACATGAAGAATTTTTAGAGTCAGCACTTGATGACATGGAATTTGGCGGTGAACTTAGCCAAGAACAAGTCGACTGTATTCGTCAGGCTTGTGGCAAACCACGCAACAGCCAAGTAAACCAAGTATTGCGTGATGTTATCAATGACTTTGGCACAATCTTTGGAGGTAAAAATGCCTCAATCTGAATCAATCGCCAACTTAGCTAAATCTTTATCAATTGTTCAAGGGGAACTAACTCATGCTAAAAAAGATTCTGCAAATCCGTTCTTCAAGTCTAAGTATGCTGATTTGGAGTCTGTTTGGGATGCTTGTCGCAGTCTACTGGCTCGAAACGGTCTTAGTGTTATACAGATGCCTGGCAATTACTTCGAGGGCCGTATGTGGCTCATAACACGCCTTTGTCATGCAAGTGGCGAATGGATTGAGCAAGAGATGTCTATTCCAGTAACAAAGCCCGACAGCCACGGATGCGCTAGTGCCGTGACCTATATGCGTAGAATTTCGCTCGCTGCGTTTTGTGGAGTTGTGCCTGCTGATGATGATGATGGTAATGCAGCAGCAGGAGTTCAAAGTAAGTCTAGCCCATCAATGAAGTCAATCGCCAAAGATATTTTATAAAGGACAAGAAATGGCATATACACCAAAAGAGGGATCAGGGAGTTTATTTAAGAATGACCGTAAAACGACTGATAACCATCCTGATTATTCGGGCACGATTATGGTTAATGGTAAAGAGCATTGGCTTTCGGGTTGGGTTAAAGAGGGTAAAAAGGGTAAGTTTTTCAGTATTTCAATTGGCAAGGAAAAAATCCCACAAGGATTTAAACCAGCAGGATCAGACGAGATAACCAATCTCGATGACGTTCCGTTCTAAAGGAAAACATTATGCAGAACCAAATTAAAGACATTATTGATACTAAATACACAGAAAAAGTGTGGCATGGAGTTGGAGTTGATGAAGAACAACAACTTATTAGCTTTTCACCAGAAGATTTAGCAGCAGTCATTAAGGCGGTTCTGCACGTTGCTGCAGATTTATGCGTATCTGAACAAGATACAACAACAATCATTAATTACGCTAAAGGCATCTAATGACTTGTAAAGCTTGTAAGTTTTTTGTATTTAATCAAAACGATATGATGGGAGCTTGTAAGCTCAATCCTATTGTGGTGAATAAATTGCCACAAGATTGGTGCGGTCAAGAAATACCAGCAGAATATGAGGCTACAGTCATTCCTGATGCGCCTGTAATAGAAGTTGTATACGATATAAACACGGATGAAGTAAAACCAAAAAGGGGAAGAAAAAGTGCTAATAAAGGACAGCAGTAGTGAAAGTGGGCATTGGTATGACAAGGATGGCAATCCAGCCTACGAAATCATTGGCGCAAACGGCAAACAAAGGAACACAACCTTACGAGATGCTAAAAAACTTGGTTTATTGCCCTCCGTTACAACCATCTTGGGAAGTGTTAATAAAGGCCCAGGATTACAAAGATGGATGCAAGAACAGGCCATACTCGCTGCACTTACATTACCTCGCTTAGAGGATGAAGAAGAATCTGCTTGGCTTAGTCGTGTTTTAAGCGATTCTAAGGCCCAAGGCAGAGAAGCGGCAGATCGAGGTACATTGATTCATGGAGTGCTGGAATCGTTCTTTGATGGCATTTTGCTTGAATCTGTACCTGACTATTGCCGTAACGCAGAAAACGCCATAAAAGCCACTTTTGGCAATCGCTTATGGATTCCTGAGAAGTCAGCTAGTCATGAGCTAGGATTTGCTGGGAAAGTGGATTTACACGCTAAAGGTGATAAGGTTAAAGGCATACCTGGCGTGGTTTGCGATTTTAAGACTAAAGAAGTCCCCTTGGAAAAGGTCGTTCCATACGAGGATCATATCATGCAGATCGCTGCCTACCGTGAATTGCTAGGTTTGCCAGACGCTCGTTGCGCCATTATGTTTGTCAACGGTTTGACAAATGAAGTAAAGCTATGTGAGATTGAAGAAGCAGAGCTACAAAAAGGCCTTAAATGCTTTTTCCATCTTTTACGCTTCTATCAACTCAAGTCTGGTCTATAATATTCATGGGGCTGGCTTGGTTTCCCCCGACCATCGCATCCTTCCGTGAGGAGTCAGCCCCACCCTTATGTTGTAAAAAAGATACATATTAGGGTTTCCCCTAGTTATACAGAACAAAAAACTTTAATAAATTACTTACATCAGGTCACCGACACTATTCAGCTCTATGGCTCGTTGAGATTTCAGACTAAAAAGACTCTGACCTGATTTTCTTAACTTAGGGGGATTTATGAAATACATTGAATGGATTGGCGTTTTATTGCTAGGTATGTTGTTAGGATCAATGTTTGGATGGGGATTCTAAATGGTTATGCCAACTGAATATGCAACACCAGAAACTAAAACTTATAAATGTTACAAGGTAGGCGAAGTTTTGTTTGTGCCTCACTACAACAATCCTGGCATTTATATTGGGCCAGCCACTAGGCAAGAAACTGGGTTTATCAAGGGTAAATACACAGCGCAATTGTTTTATGCCCATGAGCTTTTAATGATGGGCGCTAGGGAAGTAACTGAACAACTTTGGGTAACGTCAGGGAGGGATGCAAAATGAGTTTATGGGATGAGGCAAACGAATTAGACACTATTGCCAATCAGATTAGCTGCTTGGGTAATGTTTTAGAATTAATAGCAGAAAAAATATCTTCTGATCCTGAAAGCGGCACTTTATGGTTATGTCGTGATGTTTGCGACAATCTTGTAGATAAGATGCAAAATCGTGTGCAAAGCTTAATGTCTATGGATCGCCAGCAAAAAGACGATGAGTTTATAGCTGACTTTGTAAGAAATGCCAAAATCCGTGAGGAGGCTGGGGAAGAATGAACAATGAACCAGTAGCGTGGATGGATTACCTAGAACATAGCGATGTCTATGACCTTAATGTAAGTGGTCGTGGTATTCCACTCTACACCCATCCAGCAGACGAATCGTTTGACCGCAACGCTAGTCACATGGCTGGTGAATATGTCAGTTATACAGCAAAGACACTAACAGATGAGGAAATAAAAAAGATTGCTAATGATTATTGGTGGAGTGAAGAAGTTGCGGAAGAACATATTGGTTTTGCTAGAGCAATACTAAGAAAGGCACAAGAGAAATGAGCACTAGATCATTAGGAATGATGGGTAAAACGTATAGGAGCGCTTCTGAGGCGTTTAAAGATGCTGACTATGCTAGTGCCATAGAAATACCCCAAGAAAGCAGCTATGATGGTTTTAGTGGCTTTTTAATGGCTATGGTGTTTGTAGGTATCTTTGCCTATGGTTTCTGGCGATATGTCAGCCTATAAACCATTTAATCAGTATTTACACGATGTTTATGATGCGCCAGCTCGTAAGGCCGTAGCAAGTTGGTGCAACATGAAATGGGGTTTTGATTGTAGGGATAACCCTAATAAGTATGGAGTTGATCTAATCGCTTTTCGATCAGATGTTCCAGTTGGTGCGCTTGAGGTAGAAGTTCGTCAAGCAGGCTTTGATCGACACGGTAGTATTCATATAGGGCAAAGGAAAGACAAACTATTTCTAAATAATCTGCCGACTCTATTTTTTGCCTTAACTCATGACTTATCTCATGCTTATTGGGTGAAAGCAGACTTGATAAAAGGCTGTCCATTGATAGAGGTCAAGAATTTTTATGTTCCTAATGGGGAGCTTTTTTACGACTGCCCCATTAGTATGTTCAAACG